TAACGTGGCCCCCTTTTGCTTTGTAAAAGAAAGACAGAGTAAGACGCTGGGCTATGAAAAGGAATTCTCAAAACATCATGCGACACTTTTGCGACAGTCGGTAAACAAGAAACAAAAAAGCCACTCTCTCGAGTGGCTTAATTATATGATTTCAATGCTAAAATTTGGTGGCCCCTGTTGGGTTTGAACCAACGACCAAGCGATTATGAGTTCCTGCCGTAACAACTAAAAATCAATGATTTACTTTATTTATCATTGACATAGATTGCCATCATTTGCCTATGATTGCCTATTTTCTGCCAATTCTATCGCCATTTCATCGCCATTTCATTTCTTTACGTTCTAAGGGATTGTTTCAACGAAATTATAGCCCTACATTCTCAGTTAAGCCGTGAGTATGCCCGCACTGGCTTGTTTGAAAGTGGTAAGGTGGCTTCCTCATATCCCTTAATCCCTAAGGAATGGATATGAAAAAGAAGCTTAAGAGAAAACAAAAAACCTACGCTAAAAGCGTTAAAGTTTCTCGTGCAGGTCGAACTGTTGCAAAAAGCAAGTTGTCATGTAAAGCATTGAAAGCATTTCAATTTATTTCATGTGCTTTTTCAATGTATAGATCCATGCGAGACCTCGGTTGGTTAGAACACCTTCCAGCGCTTGGGGAGAAAATAGGCGTAGTTTTGAAGTCAATATTAATGGTTTTTAAACGATTTCTTTAGAATAAGGGAGGGCTTATGAAAATTGCATACCTATCTTCTACGATTTCTGAATCATAAAAACCACTCAAAACGGAGGAATCCCCTCCATTTTAGCTTCCGTTGGAGAGGAGTAGCTCTTCAGGAACGTTAGGGTAAATGTAACGAGGAAAGGCATTAATGCAAGTACTAGTCACAAAGCGAAATGGTAACCTGGAAGCGATCAGCATTGATCGAATTCATGAGGTGCTATCGCGTGCGGCTGCTGCTTTAGGCTTTGATGCTAGCGATGATGGCCTAGAAAGTAGTTATCTTGATCAGGCTATGAGGGTTATCGTTGGTCGTTCTTTAAGCGATCCCAAGATAAATATCGGAAAGATAGAGATACAGAACTTTGTTTTTCTTCTTCCTTATTATGGTCTTGTTAGAGCTTTTGTCATCTCAGTAAAAAATGCACCCCAAAATTTCTCGATTTGTGATGCATTGTTTTCCGTTACTACAATCCAACTACTCAAAGCTTCGAGAAGGTTAGCCCGTTCTCCACCTAATACAATTCCTCAACGATTTTTAGAATTCAGGTTCTAGTGAGCAACTTTCAGTCTTTATTAAAGATTTTATAGTGGCAGTTTTTTTCTTCCTATTCATCCAAAAAAATAGTTTGAATTACGGTCTGTTTTTTCTTATATCATTCCAAGCTTTGGCGTTTGTTTCATTGATGTTTATCTCAATGTAGTTATTGTGAATGTTTTCTAAAAGTCTCTTAAATGTAATTTGCATATCCATTGCAAGTTTTCCAATTACATTCCATGCGTTATTTGCCTCGGTTCCATTTAGGTGGTCATATCTTCTTCTTTTTTTGAATGTTTGGTGAATGCTACCGTTAACGTTTTCATAGTATGGTAATCCAATTTCTAATATGTTAGACCAGTTATTATATAAAGATTTCAGTAGAGTGGCGATGCTTTCATCATAAATATGAAATGAATTGGCATTCATGTAAGCGTGGAATGAAGCCCAACATATCCCAGCTTCGTAGATAAAGATGTTTGGTAATTGCTCGAGGAAATTTTCTATAGTATGAGTGTGAATATAACTCATAAGTAAGCTAATATTTTCTAAGTCTTTTTCATGTTTAATTTTCTCTGGAGTGACTCCTCTTAATTCTTGTGGTGTTTTAGGATTGTGCTCTAAGATTGTTGTGATAGCGATGCATAATAATTCTATAAGCTTATCTTTTCCATTTTCAGAATTATAAGGTGATACTCTTTGCTTATTTATATCAAAAGGTAAATCTTCAGGTTTGAAATTATAAAGATCATTAGATAGCGCAATAATTCTATTCCAACCTAATTCTGAGACGGCATACCCTAATTCAAACATTACATTTGGATTAGGATATGATTTTTTGGTATCAAGTCCTTGTATTATGGTAATATCACTAATGACTATTTGCGATAGGGCGATTTTGCTTTGTATTGTTGTAGCTATGTCTGGACTTCCTGGTACGTTTCGCGTTGCTTCATCTAATAATATTTCGATCTCATGTTGACTACTCTCTATTCTGGTTTTTGCTTTTTTGAGTGCATATCTTATAAAATCAGTGTTGTGCTTTTTATCTAAGGTGCTCTGCCAACTAAAAAATACCCTTACGATTTTTTTCCGAGGTTTCATGTTCATGCTCTATTTTAATGGATTAAATTTTAGTACTGAATCAAAGTGATCAGGTGCAAAATGTGCGTATCGCATTGTCATTTTGATGTCGGTATGTCCTAGCACGCGTTGTAGCACCAAAATATTACCACCATTCATCATAAAATGGCTGGCGAAAGTGTGGCGCAAAACGTGAGTTAGTTGTCCCGCTGGTAATTCGATGCTTGTTCTTTTCAGTGCAGATCGGAACGCGCCATAACAGTCACTAAACAACCGGCCTTTTTTATTATCAGGAAGTGACTCAAAAAGCTCTTTGCTGATGGGAACGGTGCGGTTTTTTCTGCCTTTCGTATTTGTGTAGGTAATTTTGTATTTTGCAAGCTGGCTTTTTTTCATGCTTTCGGCCTCAGACCACCGCGCGCCAGTAGCGAGGCAGATTCTTACCACGGCTTCTAAATCGGGGTGGTCATGCCGTTTGCACTCGCTGAGCAACAGCGCAATCTGTTCCTGCGTTAGCCAGGCCATTTCCATTTCTTCCGTGCGGAAAGGGCGCATATTTTTTAGCGGATTTTCTCCTTTCCATTCTCCGAGTCGATTTAGCTCATTGAACACCGCGCGAATGTAGGCCAGCTCAAGATTCAATGTGCGAGGAGATACTTCTTTTACTCTATTTGAACGGGCATACTCACCTTTTAGGCGCTTTTCCCTGTAGCGGGAAAACATCTGCGCATCGAAATCACGTGCGAGCGGTTCGCCCATGCACTCAAAGGCATGGTGCATCGCTAGCTGGCGTTTTAAGCCGTCTTTCAAGGTAATACCATGAGCGCTATACCATGAGTCAACCAGCTCTTTTAACGTGCGCCTGTCTTCCTTTTCTTCCTGCCACGGATTTTGAACGGTGTACTGTTCAAACGCCAGAGCCTCGCCTTTAGTTGCGAATTTCCTCCTTATGCGCTTGCCTTTTGCCCCGTTTGGATAGAGTTCGCAAATCCAGCCGCCAGCAGGATTTTTACGGACAGTCATTAGTTAACCTCGCTATACACACCCATCACGCGACCTAACGCTTTAATGTCGCCAAACCCACATTCAAAGGGAACCTTACCGCCAGCGACATGCAGTTTTTTGCCGGGCAGCTTCGTTAGTTCTCGGATGCTAACAGCGCCTTCAATATCGACGAGCCATTCTCCATCTGACAGGGATGCGTCTCGCTCGATGAAATGAAGTTTTGCGTCAGCGTAGACTGCAATCGGATTTGTAAGATGTTTGCTAAAGAACTTACCAGCAATGCTCAAATCGCCATCACTCACTAGTGATTCTTCACTTAATGTGAATCTTTCTACGATTTGGATATCGTTTTTCGCGTTTCCGATTGCTGGTGATCCCTTGCCAGTGAGAAGCCACGCGAGATTTGCACCTGTTTCTAGGGCGCAATGCACAATAAAATCATAAGAAATAGAATCGCGGCTGTACCTGTTAGCGAGTGAGCTAGATGCAATTTCAAAATGCCTAGCTAATTGAATCTTCTGAGAAAAACCATAAGCCTCGCAAATCCTATCCAAGACTTCTTCGTTATTTAATCCAAGGCTTTCAATTTTCATGTAGCTTTAACCTATTTACAACTCCCATTAAGGGAGTTACCTTAAGTCTAAACCTAGGCAGTTAATGGCAGACGTTGGCAAACAGGCAGCCATTAATTGCAATCTTTAGCAAAAGGGGAATCATGCAACATGGCTTCTGAAATCGCAATCATCAAAATCCCGTCTCCTGTAGTTACGCTTCAGCAATTTGCGGAGCTTGAGGGTGTTTCCGAACGTACTGCTTATCGTTGGACGACAGGCGACACCCCACGTGTACCAATTGAAAAGCGTGTTATCCGGAAAGGTTGTAAGAAAGCCGGGGGGCCTATCCGAATTTATTACGCTCGCTGGAAAGAAGAACAGCTGCGTAAGGCTTTGGGGCACGCTCGCTTTCAGCTCATTATTGAGAATCCATATTCACTTTAAGTGAATTATAAGGATGCAACATGTTTGATTTTCAGGTTTCCAAACATCCTCATTACGACGAAGCGTGCCGGGCCTTTGCTCAGCGTCACAACATGGCAAAGCTGGCCGAACGTGCAGGTATGAACGTTCAAACGTTACGTAACAAGCTTAACCCGGAACAGCCTCACCAGTTCACGCCTCCTGAATTGTGGCTGCTGACTGACCTGACCGAAGACTCGACCCTCGTTGATGGTTTTCTGGCGCAGATTCATTGTCTGCCATGCGTGCCGGTAAATGAGCTGGCTCAGGAAAATCTGCAAACCTACGTCATGCGCGCCATGAACGAGCTTGGCCAACTGGCCGGCAACACGGTTTCGCAAGAGCGCCTCACGCCGTCACGTAAAAACAGCATGATAGAGAGCGTTAACTCCGGGATTCGCATGCTTTCGCTTACTGCACTGGCATTGCAGGCTCGCCTACAGGCTAACCCGGCGATGTCGAGCATGGTTGACGCCGTAAACGGCCTCGGTGCTTCTTTCGGGTATATGTGAGGCGATGATGAATACTGAACCGTCGTTCGCGTCCCTCCTGGTTAAGCAAAGCCCTTCTATGCATTACGGACACGGCTGGATCGCAGGACAAAACGGTAAGCGCTGGCACCCGTCATATGGACAGTCAGAACTGTTAAATAGTTTACAGACGAAGCGCAAACCGTCAGTGGTTGAAATTTTGCTGAGAATTATTAAGAGGTCAAAATGAACGGATTAAATAGCACTGCCCGGAATGTTCCCGCGACAACGTTATTTAACAATTCTGACTGCATTGAGGCTGAGCCGCAAACAATGAGCGGTGAGGAGTGTCTCGCCCGTTTTCATCAGAAATTAAAAATGACTGAGAATCGTGCGCTGCGTAATTTTAATAAGCTCGATGACAATTTTAAATTTGTCGTCATGACGCTGGCTAATCGCGCTCATCCCGGCGCATTTCGCACTGAAGAGATCGGCAAACCGTTTGAGTATTTCGACGTTAATCGCCGCAAAATGATAATTAACGCCATGAATGAAATTGCGCGCTGGGGAAGTATCCTTCCTCGCCGGTTTTCAATTCATGAATGCATTCTAGCTAAATAAATAAACCCGCAATTAATGGCGTAAACCCGCCGGGCATTCTTTTGCCCGAAATCTGGAGAAAGAACTATGCAGCAGGAATTACCAAAAATGTTTGTCGCTGAAAAAGAGCCGCTGAGCATGATGCTCGAAAAGGCAAAACGTGAAGAACGCTGCGCGCGTGCTGCTGCCGTTTCATCGCGCCTTGAGGCTCTGGCTGTATACATCACGCGCGAAGGTATGAGCGGCAACGAAGCGGCTGAATTACTGCGCCGCGAAGCCACCCGCTACGACAACGAATCTCAGGAGTTGCACTGATGGCCGATGCAATGGATCTCATTCAGCAACGCGAGCAGGAAGAACGCGAGCGCCTTATCAGCATCGCGCGCAGCCGTATCTCTGCGCCTTCCCGCTTCACCTGTGAGGATTGCGACGCACCAATCCCGAAAGCCCGCCGTATGGCGATATACGGCGTCGCACTCTGCGTGACCTGCCAGCAGATAGCAGAGCTCAAAACCAGACATTACCGGGGCGTGTAAGTGGCAATTTCTTACGCTTACGCCTGGAATGCTCCTCGTTCAGCAATAGCCAGCCCTTATCTGACCTATTCAGAACAGCATCGCCGCGATCGCATGATTGCGGCGTTGCTGCATGCGCGCAAAGCGTTATCCCTCCAGCCTGAATGTGTGCGCTATGACGTGATGCGCACTGCTTCCACGCTGGAGCAACATCATGACAGTCAGCGAGCCAATACCTTTTTAATCATCTTCTGCAAAAAAGCATTGCCGCGCCTTGAACTGGTCGCAAGAAAATACCAGGCCTCCGGCATCAGGAGCGACGTTTCTGCCGCTGTATTCAACGGACATTTCGACACAAAAGATCAGCAGTATATGGCGTCGCGTCTGGTGAATATGGTTGCGCGTTACAACCGGCTTCCGGATATGTCTAAAGCCGATATCGATCTGCTGTCGGCTGATATCGCCAACTTTATCCGCTCAGAACTGGCAGACAATGACGACACCGAAGCCGGTGAGCTGAAAACGCTGTATCGCTGGTATATGCGCGCCGGAATGATTGCGTTGCAGTTCAACGTAACGCCGCCCCACTGGGAGCGCGTAACAAAGAAATATGCAGGCCAGGACGAAATTGCCCCGGCTGTCATGCGCATGTTTAACGAAACATGGTGGCGTGGCCGGTTGCGCCGGGTCGCAGCTGCATGGCGTGAACATCTGCAAATTGCCGTCGGTAACGTCAGCAAGAAAAAGCATGTTTACGCGAGTAAAAACTGCGTGACTGACTGGCGCGAGCAGAAGCGGCGCACCCGCGAATTTCTGAAAGGGCTGGAGCTCGAGGACGAAGACGGGAACCGCATCAGCCTCATCGATAAATATGATGGCTCGGTCGCTAATCCGGCCATTCGCCGCTGCGAGCTGATGACCCGCATTCGTGGCTTTGAAAATATCTGCAACGAGCTGGGCTATGTGGGTGAGTTCTATACGCTGACCGCGCCGTCGAAATATCACGCCACAACAAAAGCGGGCTACCGTAACCACAAGTGGAACGGCGCGAGCCCCTCCGACACTCAGGGCTATTTAACCTCACTCTGGGCGCGCATCCGCGCCAAACTCCATCGGGAAGATATCCGCATATTTGGCATCCGCGTTGCGGAACCACACCACGACGCTACCCCGCACTGGCACATGCTGATGTTTATGCTGCCGGAGGATGTTGAGCGCGTGCGTAAGATCATCCGTGATTATGCGTGGCAGGAAGATGAAAGTGAGCTCAGGAGTGACAAGGCGAAAAAGGCACGTTTTCATGCTGAAGCCATCGATCCGGAGAAGGGAAGCGCAACGGGCTATGTTGCTAAATACATCTCAAAAAATATTGATGGTTACGCTCTCGACAGTGAGAAAGACGATGAAAGCGGTGAGCTGCTGAAAGAGACTGCTCCCGCAGTTTCTGCCTGGGCGGCTCGCTGGCACATCCGTCAGTTTCAGTTTATCGGTGGCGCACCGGTGACCGTATACCGTGAATTACGGCGTCTGGCTGATACCGAGACCGCCCACGGTCTGAGTGTCGAATTTGCAGCGGTACATGATGCCGCTGACGCAGGTGACTGGGCAGGCTATGTCAATGCGCAGGGCGGCGCGTTCGTGCGTCGTGACGAATTGCAGGTGCGTACGCTTTACGAGCCGCGCGCCGAGTTTAACCAGTACGGTGAAGAGAACGTCTGCATTCGTGGCGTCTACGACGCAACGGTCGGCGCTGCCTCCCCTATTCTGACCCGCCTCACGCAGTGGAAAATTGTTCCGAAGCATGCCGTTGATTTGGCCGTTGACTTTAAGGGCGCGACCGCGCCCTCTCGGAGTTCTGTCAATAACTGTACGGGGGGCGAAAGCGATCCTCCGGAGCTGGATTTATCAAAACAATTAAATCGATATCAGCGACGGCAACTAACGAACCGGTTAAGAGATAAAAAACCGACCGAGCGCCGAAATTTTATCCACGGAACGCCAGCACAGGACGGCGCTATAACCAGGACGATTGACGAAATACAGATTTTAACCGGCATCACTATAAGCCGGGGAGAAGCGCTGCACTTAATGGCGCATGGCAAAAGCTGTTTTAACGGGAAATGGTGTCGGGGATCCGAAGCGGGAGAGGTTTTTCCTACCACCCCACCTTTTTTTGCAAAGGCTAAGGAAATCCTTGCCCGTGTTGCCGTTTTGTCTGGAATGGTGAAAGAAAATTGAGCAGACATTCAAATTTATGTCTCGATGATACAACGGGTTATGATTGATTTTTTTATTTCACTTTGTGCTAACAATCATTATACTGTATGTTTATACAGTATCTCATGTGGGGGAAGTTCTGTGAGAAACGAATTAAAAGAACAGGTCATACTTGAGCGTGTTGAGTTGATCGCGCGTCTGACTACTGAGGGAACCTGTCATGAAAGGGATCGCGAAATAGCCTTAGATTTAATTGCTGAACTGGTTAAACATAATTTAATGCCTTTCTATAGCGCGCTATCCAATCATCCATTAAGAGACTAGGGCAACGTATACCTTTATAAAGCTTGTCAAAGGTTAAATTCTGATCTAGAGTGAGTTCATGCCAACGACTAGGAGCATCTCCAGTCAATAATGTTGGCCTCTACAGGCCTTTATGTAGTGTTACTCTTGTACTACCTTCTACCGTTTGGTGAAGGTATGTACAGGAAGTAAGGCTTTGAACCTCGATAAAGGTTATCTTGCAAATAGGCGATTGGTTTACTATTGATCTCTGCCATTTTTGCATATCCCATCCAAAAATTTAATAAATAAAATTTGTCACCTAATGAAACCTTTAACACTCGAAAAAGCGTTTAATATTGCCTTTTACGAAAAGGATTCTTTCCAAAACTTCTTATCTTTTAATCCTTCTCAAGAAATTAAGTTTAGTCATTTTGATGGGCGGGAAGTTATTGAGCCTAATACTAAGCTAAAAGAATATCATAAGTTTATCAATGAATTTATTCTTTCATATTTAAAAGTGAATGAAAATGTTGTTTTTTCATATAGAAAAGGTAGCAGTACTTATGATGCAATAAAAATTCATGCCGACAGTAAGGTTTTTTTTAATACTGATATTAAAGATTTTTTTGCCTCGATCTCAGGTGAGTTTATAAAGAAGATAATGGTCAATAATATTGATAATATACCTATTACAGATCTTCGAGATTATATCGAGGTATTGTTAAATTATCTTATTATAGAAGATTCTCTTCCTGTTGGTTTTGCTACCTCTCCATCCTTAAGCAATGCTTGTCTATATGAATTTGATAATACTCTTGAACAACTTTGTTTTTCTCTAGGTTTTAAATACTCTAGATATGCTGATGATATAATAGTTTCCTCTCCAAGTGATGAAGCTTTTAATGATGTGCCTGTTATTATCAGAAATATGTTGAGGGATTTTAATGGGGGCGTATTTAAAATCAATGAGCAAAAGACAAAGTTAGTTCGAAAGGGTAATAAAATAAAATTACTCGGCATGGTAGTTTTACCTTCAGGGAAAATTTCTGTTGATATTCGAGTTAAAAAAAGAGTTGAACATTTAATTCATTTCTATGTCACCGATAAAAGCAAATTCATAAAAGCTGTTAAATCTGATCCTAAAATAAAAAAAACTGATGTTCTCAGTGACAGAGAAGTAGAAGAAAAAGGGGTGGGGGTTATATCCGGACTACTTAACCATATTAATACAATAGATAAAAGTTATCTAAATAAATTAAGAAAAAAATATGGAAATACAGTTGTGGATATGGTTTTTTATAAAAGTGCGAATTAACTTATGAATATTTCTATTGATATACGTAACATACAGCATGTTTACAGAATGTCTTTTTCAATCGATCTCTCTGAGAATAGATTGATGTGTATAGTAGGTAAAAATGGAACTGGGAAAACAACTTTAATTAAAGCGATAAAAAACCTTCAATCAGCAGATACTTTTTTGAAGACTTCTTCAAAATATATTTTTAATAGCGGGAGTGTTATTGAGTATATTATTGGTGGGGAGTCAGTGACATATTTTTATGATAGTAAGTTAAAAGCGATAGATACAAAACAAATTGTTCCTGATTATATAAAAAATAATTTATATGTAGAGTTGCCAATCCCTCATGGAATGAGATTTAATAATTTCCCAGCGCTTAGTAAAATTGACACTGAATTAAGAAAAAGTATTGCATTTGAGACATTTGAAACTCCAGTTGATTTGATTAGAATATTAAATTTTGTATATCAAACAGAATCATATAATAATCTTAAATCTTTTTCAGTTAAAAGTGAAAAGTATTACTTTAGAATCAATGATAATGGAACTTATATCAGAGAAGATTACTTTAGTTCTGGGGAATACTTTGTATTAAATTTGTACAGAATGATTGATCTCAAGCGTAGATTAATTGTTATCGACGAAATTGATATATCATTGGATTCATCAGCACAAATTCACCTTGTGAAGATTCTGAGGGATTTTTGTCGAGAACATTTTGTTAATATTCTTTTTACTACACATTCTCTTGCCTTGATGCAAACACTTCACAATGATGAACTCTATTATATGTCAGAGAATGAAGGAGGTACACTAATAGAAAGGCGTTCGTACAATTATATCAAAAGCATATTGTTTGGGTTCAAGGGGTGGGATAAATATATCTTGACCGAAGATGATACTTTGCAAGGATTTCTTGAATATATTATAGATTCAGTAAAAAATGAATATTTTTATACTTATAAAATAATATATGTTGGTGGTGGGTCTAATGTTATAGATCTAATGCGTCGAAATAAGGAAGAGAATTTTTTTTCTACGCAGGAAAACGTAATGTCGATATTAGATGGAGACCAAGCCCAATTGCGTCACGCTGCGGGTAATAATACACTTTGCATACCATTCCAAAGTATCGAAAAAGATTTTTATCAAGCATACGAGGCTGATCTTAGCATTCCACGGGTGCGCATTAATGGAGAGAAAAATCGAGATAAACAAGCATATCGTGGTGTAGTTAAAACATACGGTAATGGGTGGGATGAGAATCGTGTTTACAGATACCTTGAAAATTTAAAACCGGAAGAGTGTGAGCGTTTTCGTCAACAAGTGAGATCGTTTCTGCAGAGAGAATTTTAGTATCATAAGATCTCACTGTGATATTATAGGTTTATAAATAGGCTTATATAAAGAAATTAGTACCTTCACTTGCTCAACAGTCTCCATACGACTGGCATGTATCTCGCGTAATGCTTTTGTTACAGCGATAGCCATCCGTTTATCAGCCAGCATTTTCAATTTAAGATAGTTTTCTGCCATTTCAATTAGCTTTGTTGTAGCATTTTTGCTTAAAAATTGATCATGCTCGTCAAAGGGCAAGACAGAAAATGATAAAGGAAAAAACAGCGATTTATGTTATTGTTGCAATTATTTTATTTCTAATTATTTCAGAGTCCGCATTAGGGTATATTTCGAAGGATTTGCTGGGCAGGATTAGCGACTTTACAAGCCTGTGCGAAACGTTTAGCCCCTTTCTTTCTATGATTCTTTTCATGGCTTATCTTCGATTATCCTGGCTGTTTTCACCGTTGCTCTTGTTGGAAAATTTACTGAGTTTTATCCCGTTCCGATGGTCAATAAATCCGTTTAAAAACAATCATATGTCCTTTTATTTAGAGCGCATGCATCTGTTGCATTAGTTTGCATGCGTTTCTTGCCCCGTCTGGTAATGATCCGCTCCAAGGTTCCCAAGGATCCGAAGTTCTTATGCAACTGCATTAAAACCGACCCGGAAAGCGGGCAGGCGAGGCGGGGAAAGCACTGCGCGCCGGAGGCATAAATAATTAATTTATTTACGCCCTGGGCGGTGCGCTGAGGCGTCGGGGACGGCTAAGGTGTTAAAGATGAGACAAGACGACAGCGCGCCGTGTGCGCGTGCTCAAGGCGTCTGGTGCGGGGGAATGAAAAAGCCGCCCGTAGGCGGCTGAGGTGGATTATTCGTTGTCGCCGTCGAGGCTGTATTTCTGGAACCTGACGATCTCCTCGCCCGCCCACTCGTTAAGCTCCTGAAAGCGCGCCTGCAACGGAATCAATTCGTTGCGCACAAACACCTTTGCCACCTTTTCTACATCCCCGACAGAGCCCGCATTTTCTGGCTTGCAGCCCATCAGCTGAAACGGGATGCGGTGCGCATCAAGCAGGTCTCCCGCACTTACCTTTTTGATATTGAAAAAATCGTCTCTGGTAGCGACCTCGCTCAGCGGCACAATTTTAATGCCGTCGGCCTTTCCGTTCGGCGCGTAGAAAAACAGGTTCTTGAAATTGCCGAGCCCTTTCGAGTCTCGCATGGCCTTGCGCAGCGCCTCAACGTCAGTACTGCTTTGCGCCGCGTCAGTGACATACATGATGTAACCGGCGTGCGCGCCGTTCTGGTAATACTTGCGACGGAACAGCGTGGCGCTCTCGTTAAGCCAGGCCGAGTTAAGGGCGCTCAAGTATTCCGGCACCCCGTAAAGCTCCTGGTTGATATCCGGCTCCAGCAGGTGGAATACCGAGCCGGGCGCAAACTGGTGCGGTTTTGTGAAATTCTGAATATACCAGTAGGTGTCCTGTTCGACGCCGCGCCGGGTGTATTTAGCCGGGGAGGTTTCATACTTCACCGGCTTACCTGTGACGCTCAGGCGCTCCTCAATAAACGCATTCCCGAATACCATGTAATCGAGCGCGAAGCGGCTGAAATCCTGCCGGGAAAGGCGCGGGTGCGGAATATAAGTCGACACGAGAATATTACGCTTCACGTAAATCGGCGAGCTGTGGTGAACGGCGGCGCGCATGCTTTTCGCCAGCCCCGAGAAGCTGACCGGCGGCTCGTACCACTGACCGTTATCGATGCACTCCACATAATCCAGAATGTCACGCTTATCGAGCACCGGCACCGGTTCGCCGAAGGTAAATGCCTCCATGCTCTGTGCGGGTACAGTAGTCTGCTGGCGCGGTTTCGGTGTGTATTTCTTTTTATTTTTGCTCATCAGTTGAAGTCCAGAATGGAGGATGATGGCTGGCCGGTTGCGGCGGTCAGCGGTTCGTTAATCAGTACGTGCATGGTTGCCCAGGCTAAATCTGCGTGGCTGGCTTCCTCGGTGCGGCTGGTCTCGTAGGTGGCGCTGCGCCCGCTGCTGGTCATGGTTTTACGGATCGACATAAACGACTGTGTGATGTCGGTTGCACTGACGTCATACTCCAGGCAACCGCGCGTGATGGTGTCCTTGGCCTTGAGCACCATTGCGGTTTTCATTTCCGGGGTGTAGCGGATATCACGCGCAGCCGGATAGAACGAGCGCACAAGCTGGAACACGCCCTGACCGAGACCGGTCGAGTCAATGCCGATGTACTCCACGTTATATTTCTGCGTCAGGGCGCGGATGGACTCGGCCTGGGTGGCAAAGTCCATGCCTTTCCACTGATGGCGCTCCAGGATGCGGAATTTGCCCCCGGCGACCACCGGCGGCGCGATAACCACGCACCCGGCACTGTCGCCCCGGTGAGACGGGTCGTAACCAATCCATACCACACGCTGACCAAATGGCCGGTCGGCAAACGGCGCGTAGTCCTCCCACTCCTCCATGCTGTCGACCATGCAGCGTTGCAGCTCCTCGAACGGGAATACCGACGCCTTGTCATCGACAAACTCACACATAAATAGATTGCGGAAGTCGTCCGCGCTGTTTTCGCGGCGCAGTGTGTCCAGGTCAAACAGGGTGCAGCCCCCGGCGAGTGCGTCCTCGATGGTCACAATCTGACGCCACTGACCATCGGCGCAGGCCACACCGTGCGCGAGTGCGGCGTGGCTGATATCAATCTCGACCCGCTCGCTGGCGCTGGCGCGCCCGCGGTTAAACAGGTCGCCTGACCAGAACGGGTAAGCACCGTGACCGAGTGAGGACGGGGTCGAAAAATAGGTCGTGCGCAGGTGCTTTTGTGACGACATACCCGAGGCAACTTTGCGTAATTTCTGGAAGTTGGGTATCCAGAAAATCTCGTCGACATACAGGTCGCCGTTATGACTCTGCGCGGTGTTGCTGTTGGTGCCGAGGAAAAGCAGCTCTGCGCCGTTATTGCCGATGACAATCGGGTCGCCGCTCAGGTCAACATCAACCAGCCTCGCAAACGCGATGATGTATTTGCGGAACACATACGCCTGTGTTTTCGATGCCGATAAAAATATCTGGTTCTGGCCGGTCGCAAGGGCGCGCAGCAGCGCCTCGCGGGCAAAATAAAATGTCGCGCCAATCTGGCGGGATTTCAGGATGTGGCGAATACGGTGCTCAAGCCCCGCCTTGTGCCAGCCAAGCTGATAGCCGAAAGACTGATCGAAAAAAATCTCCTGTAATTTCCCGATCGCCTCTTCGCTGAAATAGTTCTTTTTCGGCTTCTTACGCTCGCCCTTGTTACGGTTCGCCACCCTGGGATTGAGATCCGCCTCGTTGCCGGTCTGGCCGTAACGATTGATGCGGGCGAAGCGCTCCAGCTGGCGCGCCAGAAAATCAGCAACCTTGAAATCATGCGCGGTCAGCTCGGGCTTGGCGTAAAGCTGAATCAGGCGCGCCTCAAGCGTGTTCCCCACCCGGTCTAGCGGGGCGGTCTCATCCCATCCGTCGCGCTGTTTCCAGCTCTGCACCGTCGGGCGTTTGGTCTGCAACATTTCCGCGATTTGCGGCACGGAAAATCCCTGCCAGTAAAGCAGCGCGGCCTGCCGTCGCGGGTCGTTCAGGAGAGTGGTGTCGGTGGTGATGGTCATGGGTGCCTCGCCGTAATCAGTACAGGGCAAGGCTACTGAAGCACGGGCAGCGATTCGCTAAGGGGCTGATGTGCAGGCGGCAAGCCATCTGTGACTGATGGCGAACCAGCGGACGAGCCGGGAAACTACACCCCGACAGAACGCAATCCTTCACACAATCAGGACTCCTGACGATGGCAAAAAAAGTATCAAAATTCTTTCGTATCGGCGTAGAGGGCGACACCTGCGACGGGCGTGTAATCAGCGCGACGGATATTCAGGAAATGGCCGATTCATTCGACCCGCGCGTCTACGGTTGCCGCATCAACCTTGAGCATCTGCGCGGGCTTCTGCCGGATGGCGCGTTTGCCCGTTACGGCGATGTGATCGAGCTTAAAGCGGAGACAATCGAGGACAACTCCGCGCTTAACGGCAAGCTGGCGCTCTACGGCAAAATCGCGCCGCTCGACACCCTGGTCGATATGGTGACAAAAGGCCAGAAGGTTTATACCTCCATGGAAATTCAGCCGAACTTTGCCAACAGCGGCAAGTGCTATCTGGTCGGCCTGGCCGTCACTGATGACCCGGCAAGCCTTGGCACTGAGTATCTGGAGTTTTGCAGCAAGGCGAAACACAACCCGCTACAGCGTTTCAAGATGAGCCCGGAGAATCTCTTCTCTGTCGCCTCCCTGGCCGAGCTGGAGTTTGAGGACGTGCCCGACACCCTGCTTAACAAACTGACCGACTCCGTTAAATCCATTTTCAACCGCAAACAGACCAGCGACGACGCGCGTTTCAGCGACGTGCATGAAGCGGTCACCACCATCGCCGAGCGTGTGCAGACCAGCACCGACAGCGCTGAGACGCGCTTTTCATCTCTCGAAAGCGAAATCGCCACGCTGAATCAGCGCCTGATTGACCAGGCAACCACAACCGGCGCGAAGCTCAGTGCGATCACCGCCACCCTGGACAAAACACCGGATGGGACGCAGCCGCGCCGCACGCTCAGCACCGGCGGCGAAGGGGCATCCGTCACCCTGACCGACTGCTAATCCGACCAATTTCACAACAGGAAAATACAATGCGTAAAGAGACACGTTTCAAGTTTAACCAGTACCTGACTCGCCTCGCCGAGCTGAACGGCATCGGGGTTGAAGACCTGAATAAAAAATTCAGCGTTGAGCCGTCGGTAACGCAGACGCTGTTTGAAAAAATCCAGCAATCGTCCTCCTTTCTGCAACAGATCAACATGGTGGTGGTGCGCGAGCTGACCGAAGAGAAAGTCGGCATCGATGTTAACGGCACCATTGCCAGCACCGCCGACACCGACAACGGTGTTAAGCGCCAGACCGCCGATTTTTCGAAGATGGATGCTTACCGCTATTTCTGTAAGCCGGTGAACTTCGATTACCACCTGAAATATAACAAGCTCGATTTGTGGGCGCGCTTTCAGGATTTCCAGACCCGCATCCGCGACGCGATCGTCAAACGTCAGGCGCTGGATTACATCACCATTGGCTTTAACGGCGTGAGCCGTGCGGCAACCTCTGACCGCCAGAACAATCCGCTTCTTCAGGATGTGGCGGTCGGCTGGTTGCAGAAATACCGCAACGACGCGCCAGAGCGCGTGATGAGCAGCGTCACGGACGAAAGCGGAAAGGTGATTTCCCCGACCATCAAAGTTGGCAAAGCCGGTCATTACAAAAATCTCGACGCGCTGGTTATGGATGCGCATGAGTCGCTGATTGCTGAAATCCACCGCGAAAATCCGGATATGGTCGTGATTTGTGGTCGTCGCATTCTGACCGACAAATATTTCCCGATGATCAATAAATTCCAGCCGAACAGCGAACAGCTCGCTGGTGAGCTGATTATCGGCCAGAAGACTATCGGACAGTTGCAGGCGGTGCGCGCGCCGTTCTTCCCGGCGAACAGCATTTTTATTACCACGCTGGATAACATTTCCATCTATCTCTACGAGGACGGTCACCGCCGCCACCTCATCGAAAACCCGCAGCTCGACCAGGTGGAAAACTACGAGCAGGTAAAAGTCGATTTCGTTATCGAGGATTACGAAGCAGGGTGCCTGATTGAGAACATCGAAGTTCTTGAGCCGGAGGAGAGCGACACCCCGGAAGCGGACGCGGCGAAAGTCATCGCGCGCGAGCTGGCGCTCGCCATGCAGGCGCTGGCATCCGGTGCCGCTACTGCCGCTCCTGCAACCGGTGAAGGAGCGTAAACAATGACGACCCCGGCGCAGCGCCATGCGATGCGGGTCTCGGCCATCCAGGCCGCGCAGCGGGATAACGCCCCGCTGCGTCATGCCACGCCTTACGAGCAGATGCTCGTCAAGCTGGCCGCAGACCGCAGAACGCTGAAAGAAATCCACTCGAAAGAGCTCAAGGCAGAGAAAAAGCGCGACCTGCTGCCGTTTTATCTGCCGTGGGTAACTGCCGTGCTGGAAAACGGCACCGGTGCGCAGGATGACATTCTGGTGACGGTGATGCTGTGGCGTCTCGATGCCGGTGATCTTCCCGGTGCACTGGAAATTGCCCGCTACGCCCTGCGCTACAGCCTGTCGATGCCGGAAAAACACGCCCGCACCGTGCCTTACATGCTGGCCGAAGAGGTGGCGCTCGCCGCACTGCGTGCCCGCGATGCCGGTCAGCCGGTGAGTGCTGCGATCCTGCTGGAGACCCTCAGCCTGACGGCGCAGTCGGATATGCCTGATGAGGTGCGTGCGCGCCTGCATAAAGTCACCGGCCTGACGCTGCGTGATGCGGGTCAGCTTAATGACGCGATGACCCATTTGCAGCGCGCCGTACAGCTCGACCGCAATGCCGGAGTGAGGAAAGACATTGAGCGCCTCACGCGGGAACTGAATCCGAAGCCCGCCGCCGCAAAGCCCGCGCCGAAAGCGCCCGCGAAAGCTGCACAAGCGAAAAAAACAACGACGCCGGTGAAGCGTGGGCGGGGTCGCCCGCGCAAGGTCACCGGTTAAAAGAATGCGCCCCGCGCCAGGGCGGCACGCCGGTCAATGAGGGATTTTCCTTCTCTGCGACCGGCGTCCACCGCCCACCCTTTCTGAGGTTGTCATGACGACGCTGATTATTAAAAACGATGTACCGCAGCCGGGCAGGACAGTTGTTATCCCGCCGAACGCGGACAGCGAGCCGGTGATTGAAAACACCTTTTTCTTTCCCGCCATCGACCCGAAGCGCGTGCGCGAACTGATGCGCCTTGAGCAGACCATCGCCCCGGCACGGCTGCGCAATGCCATCAAAACCGGCATCGCCGAGACCAACGCGGAGCTTTACGACTGGCGCGAAAGCCAGATTAAGGCCGGGTTTGCCCGCCTCGCGGATGTGCCGTCGGACTCGCTCGACGGTGAAAGCGTTCGCGTTTTTTATTACGAGCGCGCCGTGTGTGCGATGGCAACCGCCACGCTGTACGAGCGTTATCGCGGCGTGGATGCGAGCGCCCGTGGTGACAAGAAAGCCGACAGCATCGACACCACGGTCGATGAGCTGTGGCGGGATATGCGCTGGTCAGTGGCACGCATCCAGGACAAACCCCGCTGCATCGTGGGGCAGATCTGATGAAAGCCATCGCGCATCAGGGCGACACGCTCGACGTTATCTGCGCCCGGTATTACGGGCGCACGGCGGGCATTGTCGAGACCGTCCTCGCGGTTAATCCGGGTCTGGCAGAGTTCGGGGCTGTGCTGCCGCACGGCACACCCGTCGAGCTGCCGGACATTCACACTTCACCTGTCGCGGAGGCCGTCAACCTGTGGGACTGACTATGGAACGCATCACCTCTTTTATCGCCTACTGGCTGAGTGCCGCACTGGCAGCGTTTGGCGCGGTCACCCCGCAGGATTTTGCGGCTTACGCCGGTGTGATCGGGGTGGCGCTGACGGTAGGTGTTAACTGGTATTACCGCCGGAAAAGTTATGTCCTTCTGGCTCAGCTCGGACAACGCACTCTCGGCGGTAAGGAGATCGGTAATGTCATCAGTCGTTAAGCGTTGCAGTGTGGCCGCCGTGCTGTTGCTGGCGGTACTGGTGCCTGATTTTCGTCTGCTTCACACCTCGCAGGACGGTCTCGCCCTGCTGGCTGACCTTGAGGGGTGTCGCCTGCGCCCCTACCAGTGCAGCGCCGGGGTGTGGACGTCAGGCATCGGTCACACTGCCGGGGTCACGCCTGTGCGTGACATTACCGAACGGGAGGCGGCGACAAACCTTGTTGCGGATGTGCTCGGCACCGAGCGGCGTCTCGCGGTCTGCGCGCCGGTCGATATGCCTCAGCACGTTTATGACGCCGTGGTCAGTTTCGCCTTTAACGTCGGCACCGGTGCAGCGTGCCGGTCAACGCTGGTGTATTTCCTCAACGAGAAAAAATGGAAACAGGCATGTGACCAGCTCCCGCGCTGGGTCTATGTCAGGGGCGTGAAAAGCACCGGCCTCGAAAACCGGCGACAGCGCGAGCGCGAATACTGCCGGAAGGGGGCGCAATGAAGACACTGATTATTTTGCTGGTTCTGGCTGTGACCGGGTTGCTGTGGATGCGCCAGGAAAACAACACGCTGCGCGGGTCGTTCGAGCGCGCAAACCGGGTTGCCGGCGAGCAAAAAAATACAATCGGGATGCTGAAAGTTCAGCTCAGTGTCGCCCATGACCGGGCGGACAAAAACGAACGGGCGCAGGTGGATTTGCGCCAGAAGCTTGACGCTGCCAGCGCGCGGGAAGCCCGCCGTGAGCAGACCATAACGAGGTTACTCAGTGAAAATGACGCCTTTCGCCGCTGGTACAGCGCTGACCTGCCTGATGCTGTGCGCCGGTTGCACCACCGCGCCGCCTGCGCCAGTGCCGGTGACTGTTTACAGCGCCTGCCCGAAGGTCAGCCTCTGCCCGATGCCGGGAAGTGATCCGCAGACCAACGGCGACTTAAGCGCTGACATACGCAACCTTGAGCGCGCGCTGGAAAACTGCGCGCTCCAGGTCGAAACCATCAAACACTGCCAGGACGAAACTGATGCTGAAACCCGAGAGCCTGCGAAAAGCCCTGGCTGATGCCGTGCCGGTGCTGGCAACAAACCCGGAAATGCTGCGCCTGTATGTGGACGGCGGCAATATCGCCGCCACGCTGGCGAGCTCGTTATCCTTCGAAAAGCAGTACAGCCTGAATGTGGTGGTGACCGATTTTACCGGCGATTTTGACCTGATCCTCGTGCCGGTGCTGGCGTGGCTGCGCGAGCATCAGCCGGATATTCTCAGCACCGACACCGGGCAGAAAAAGGGCTTTACCTTTGAGGCGGATATCAACAACGACAGCAGTTTCGATATCAGCATCAGCCTGTTAATGACCGAGCGCACGCTGGTCAGGGAGGTGGGCGCGGCGCTGCATGTGGAGAACATCCCCGAACCGCCGCCACCGGAGCCGGTGACACGCCCGGTCGAGCTTTATGTGCACGGCGAGCTGGTGAGTAAGTGGGATGAGTGAATTTAAGCCGTTCGAGGAGAAGCTGAAAGGTCTGCTCGATGCGATGTCACCCGCTGCTCGTCGCCGTCTGGCTGTGGATATTGCGAAGAGGCTGCGCCAGAGTCAGCAGCAGCGCATTAAATCGCAGAAAGCGCCGGACGGCACCGCATATGCCCCGCGCAAACCCCAGCGCATCAGGGACAAGAAAGGCCAGGTTAAACGCGCGATGTTTGCGAAACTATGTAACGCGCGTTACCTGAAGGCCAGCGGCAACGACAGTGCAGCGGTGGTGGAATTTACTGGCAAAGTGCAACGTATCGCCAGAATTCACCAGTTAGGATTAAAGGATAAAGCGAGTCCTAAAAGTATCGAGGTTCAGTACCCGATGCGTCAGTTACTTGGGTTCTCGAATGAAGATAAAGGAATTGTAGAAGATGTTATTATTAAATCACTTAAGGATGCAAAATGATTCAAGGATTTGTTACATCCTTGAATCTGTAATTTTTAATTCTTGCCACCTTTAATAGATGAAAGAAGTGAGGCTAACTGCTCTATCCCATCAAATGTAGATGGGGTTTTTTCTTCAGATGTCATGATGTTAGAGAAAATGACATCTTCAAATTTTGAAAGCAATGCTGTGTTTTCTCTAGGTAATTCTTTTGCGTAGTCGGCGTAACTTTGAATGAATCTACATAAGCTTTTTCTTAGTTCAATTTGCATCACCTGCGCCCTTACTGAATTGTAATTGCCGAGCGCAACCCTGAAATAATATATGAGGATGAGTGTTATTGATGCAATGGGTATTATTTTAATTAAACCATTAACGCCTACGTCAGGATTAATTAAATTACCACCATAAATAATCTCATAAATCAGTGGTGCTGGCATCAAAGCGCCTAACGCGAACATAGCTAACCTTGACCAGTGTAGCTCTTTAGCCTTAATTCTTCCTAATTTTGCAAAACCTGCATACAAACCAACAAAATTGAATGCTGACTCTTGTTTTGTGAGTGTTTCATTCAGCTCTTCTACTCGTTTTTTCTTCTCTTCAAGTTCAGCAATCCAAACCTCTTGTAGGGCTTTAGCTTTTTGCAATGCATCAATAAATTGTACGTAGCTATTAACTTCATCGTTAGCTATAAATGCACGAACAACGTTTATTGGCATTTCATAAATTGCGTACCTAATCTGACTTCGACTCAGTTCATCAAAATGATGAATATTATATTCAGCAAAGTCCTGCATTACTTTGAAAGGTAGTGTGCTATCTTGGGACTGACCGAACAAAGAAGCTTCTAAAACAAAACGCAAAGATAATGCAAAAGTTAGATTTAAAGCGTCTCGTGTAATAGTGAGAGACGCAACGTGTTCTCTAAAACTTTCGCCTATAGATTCTATGCTGGATTGTGTTCTTTCATCCCAGTATGTTGGTTCTCTTATAAAATGACCCAGCATGTTGAGTAATTTGGAGTTCCGTTCCTTATCAAAATTGTTATTAGTTGGCATTTCATGCATGGCAAGAACGTACCGATTAAGATTATCTTTTATATCACGTGTATCAAAAAATTGCTTTATAGACATTTATATGTCCTCATTAATGCATTGCTGTGTCGAATCCAAAAAAACTTAATGGATTTTTTCGCTTCATATGAACAGCATTATGGCTCCACTAAAATTTAACTCAATAAAATTCGGTGTACTGAATGTGATTTTTTATGCACTAGCATTGTGGTCGAAACCGATCCCAGAGCTGGGCGATACCTAGTGCAGGCTGGGGCATTGCCAGAGACAGGCTCCACTAACTGACCCTGCGCGACAATGGCGTTCGTTCGCATATGGTGTCCCCCCATCGGCGAGCTTGTCTGCATTCAGGCCATTAACTAAGAGCCCGATATAGTCTAGCGCTACCTAGTCATTTTCTAATCAAAGCCTCTTGCTGGATGCATGGCATAAAGCTTTAACAATGGAGTGTTTATTTAGCAGATAGTTTAAAGCTGTGCCATTCCTGACATAACTGACGTTGATTGCCGCCGGATTATCCCGGCGGCATTCTTTGTCGTATGAACATACCAGCAAACATCAATGAACTTGCCCGCGCACTCCGCAACATGGTACGCACCGGCATTGTGGTCGAAACCGATCTCAGTACCGGGCGCTGCCGTGTGCAGACCGGCGGCATCGTTACCGACTGGCTCCAGTGGCTGACGCAGCGCGCCGGTCGCGCCCGCACATGGTGGGCACCCTCCATCGGCGAGCAGGTGCTGATTCTGGCCGTGGGCGGCGAGCTTGATACCGCTTTTGTGCTGCCGGGCATTTTTTCCGACGGCAACCCCGCTCCGTCTGCCTCAGCCGATGCGTGGCATGTAACGTTCCCCGATGGCGCGGAAATTGAGTACGAACCCAGAACCAGCGCCCTGACCGTCAGCGGCATCAAAACCGCCACGGTAACCGCCTCTGAATCCCTTACCGCGACGGTGCCGATGGTGACCGTTAAAGCGTCCTCGCGCATCACGCTCGATACGCCGGAAGTGGTCTGTACCAGGAGGCTGATCACCGGCTCGCTGGAAGTTCAGCAGGGCGGCACCCTTCGCGGCAACATCGAGCACACCGGCGGCGCGCTCTCCTCTAACGGCAAGGCACTGCACACCCATAAGCACCCCGGCGACAGCGGCGGAACAACTGGAGCGCCACTATGACCGCGCGTTATATCGGTATGAGCCGCAGCACCGGCAGGGCGCTGACGGATGCGGAACACATCAGCCAGAGCCTCAGCGATATCCTGCGCACGCCTGTAGGCTCGCGGGTGATGCGCCGTGATTACGGCTCGCTGTTGTCCTCCCTGATTGACCAGCCCCAGACCCCGGCGCTTGAGCTGCAAATTAAGGTGGCCTGCTATTTTGCCGTGCTGAAGTGGGAGCCGCGTATCACCCTGAGCGCGGTAACGACCGAGCGTCTGCCTGATGGCCGTATGGTGGTCAGCCTGACCGGCGAGATTGCCACCACCGGCGAACCCCTTTCGTTAACCATCCCTGTGAGCTAACCCATGCCGATTGTTGATTTAAGCCAGCTCCCCGCGCCTGATGTGGTCGAGCAGCTCGATTACGAAAGCATTCTGACTGAGCGCAAGGCGACGCTTGTCTCGTTGTTTCCGGCAGAGCAACAGGAGGCGGTCGCCCGCACGCTGGCGCTCGAATCGGAGCCGCTGACCAAATTCCTTGAGGAAAATGCCTACCGGGAAGTTATCTGGCGTCAGCGTGTTAACGAGGCCGCGAGAGCGGTCACGCTGGCTAGTGCTGCCGGGGCTGACCTCGATGTTATCGCTGCGAACACCAATACCGCGCGACTGACGATCACACCCGCAGACGAAACTGCCATTCCGCCGGTGGCGGCGGTTATGGAGTCTGACGCCGATTTACGTATGCGGGCGCAACAGGCCTTTGAGGGGCTGAGCGTGGCGGGTCCGGCGGGCGCTTATGAGTACCACGGCCGCAGCGCCGACGGACGTGTCGCCGATATTTCAGTGCTGAGCCCGTCCCCGGCCTGCGTGACTATCACCGTGTTAGCCCGCGCTGGCGACGGCACGGCAAGCCCTGATCTGCTCGATGTGGTAGCGAACGCCCTCAACGCTGAGGATGTGCGCCCGGTGGGCGACCGCGTGACGGTGCAGGCTGCGCTAATTGTGCCGTATCAGGTTGCCGCCACGCTGTGGTTTTACCCTGGTCCCGAAGCGGAGCCCATCCGTGCCACTGCTGAGCAGAAACTAAAAGCCTATATCACCGCCCAGCACCGGCTCGGGCGTGATATCCGCCGGTCTGCAATTTATGCCGCGCTGCATGTCGAGGGTGTCCAGCGCGTGGAGCTGAGCGAGCCGCAAAGCGACGTTGTTCTCGGCAAACACCAGGCGTCTTACTGCACCGGGTACAGCATCATCGCCGGGGGTAACGATGAATAGTGACCGGCTGTTACCTGTTGGCTCCTCACCGCTTGAAGTGGGCGCAGCGCAGGCGGCGGCTGAAATTGCCCGCGTCCCAGTGCCGCTTCGTACCCTCTGGAACCCGCAGACCTGCCCGGCTGACCTGCTGCCTTATCTCGCCTGGGCGTTGTCTGTTGACCGGTGGGATGCCGCATGGCCGGAAGCCACTAAGCGTCGGGTGCTCGCCTCCTCGTTTTTCGTCCATCAACACAAGGGCACCATCAGCGCATTACGTCGCGTGGTGGAGCCGCTTGGCTTTCTGATTGAGGTGCGGGAATGGTGGGAGTTCAACGAGGCACCCGGCACTTTTCGCCTGGTGGTGGGCGTGCTCGACGGCGGTATTACCGACGAGATGTATCAGGAGCTGGAGCGGCTTATTAACGACGCCAAACCGGCAAGCCGTCACCTGACCGGCCTCGCCATCAGCCTGACCTCTTCGGGCGAGTGCCACGTCGAGGCGGGTAGCTACAGCGGCGATGAGCTGGTCGTTTACCCGTATTTACCCGCAGACATTACCGGCGGGGGCGAATATTTCCCGGCCTCGGCCATTCATTTTATCGACAACGTGAGAGTAAACGCATGACCGCGAAATTCTTTGCCATTCTGACCAGCCAGGGCGCGGCATTGCTGGCTAACGCTACCGCGCTGGGGACTAAGCTCAGCATTACAAAAATGGCCGTGGGGGATGGCAACGGCACGCTGCCGACGCCTGATGCCGCACAGACGAAGCTGGTCAATCAGAAGCGCATCGCGCCGCTGAATATGCTGAGCATCGACGCTAACAACTCAAGCCAGATTATCGCTGAGCAGGTAATTCCCGAAAATGAGGGCGGTTTCTGGATTCGTGAAATTGGCCTGTATGACGACAACGGCAACCTGATTGCCGTGGCGAACTGCCCCGAGACCTATAAGCCGCAGTTGCAGGAGGGAAGCGGGCGCACGCAGACCATCCGCATGGTGCTGATTGTCTCCTCGACCGCTGCCGTCACGTTGAAAATCGACCCGTCTGTCGTGCTGGCGACACGCCAGTATGCCGATAACAAGGCAATTGAGGTGAAAAGCTTCGCCGATGGTCTGATGAAACAGCATATTACCGACATCAATCCGCATAAACAGTATGCTCCGATAGCGAGCCCGGTGTTTACCGGGCAACCGAAAGCCCCTACGCCGGATAAATCGGCCAGTGATAATGAGGTTGCGACCGCTGAATTTGTTAAAGCCGTCATCGCTGCGCTGATTAAGGGAGAGATGGCGCGTAAACAGCCGCTTGACGACACGCTGACAGCGCTGTCAGGCAGGGATATCGCCGGGCTTGTACAGTATCTCGGGTTGTCAGATGTGGTGATGCACAGTGATGAGCGATATCAGCACACGCTGCAAAGTATTTATAACCTTGCAGATCTGACCGACAAGGCAGGCGCGCGGGCAAACCTCGGGCTCGGTGATGCCGCGACAAAAGACACCGGCACTACGGCAGGCACAGTCGCAACCGGCGATGATACCCGGCTCGTTAATGCGCTGAATAAAACATTCAACCTGTCAGACCTGACCGACAAAGCAGGTGCACGGGGAAACCTTGGGCTCGGTAATGCTGCGACAAAAGACACCGGCACCACGGCGGGCACAGTCGCAACCGGCGATGATACCCGGCTCGTTAATGCGCTGAATAAAACATTCAACCTGTCAGACCTGACCGACAAAGCAGGTGCACGGGGAAACCTCGGGCTCGGTAATGCTGCGATAAAAGACACCGGCACCATGGCGGGCACGGTTGCCGCCGGAAACGACGCGCGGCTCGTTAATGCGCTGAATAAGGCGTTTAACCTGGCAGATTTAACCGACCCGGCAGGTGCGCGGAACAATCTTGGGCTGGGCGGCGCGGCGCTGAAAAGTGTCGGGACGGGTGCCGGTCAGATCCCCGATATGTCTGCCTGGGTTACTGCAAATTCACTCAATGGTTATATGTCGTTGCCAAATGGTATTTACGTTCAGTGGTTTACGGCAGACCTGACGGCAGGGTTAAACGTGATTAACTTCCCGATCCCGTTCCCGAACTTTTTCCTCGCCGACGCGTCAATGCCGGGCACCGCTTACCCAGTCTGGGGCATCAGCGCCACGCGCACTGCGCGCACGTACCAGACCAACGCAACAAACCGCGCATGTTTTATCGCAATTGGATTATAGGTGGCTGCTATGTATTTATTTTCTAAACAAACCCTCGCATTTTATCCGTGCGATCAGATTGATGTGTATAAAGCTGCCGGTACACTCCCGGAGGATGTTAACGAGGTAGCCGATGACATCCGCGACACGTTTAATTTCAGCCCGCCCGCCGGTAAAAAGCTGGGTGCAGACAGAAAAGGCAAACCAGTATGGCTCGACCGAAGCCCGACGGAAATTGCCGAAGGTGCAGCCCTTCATAAACATGCGCTACTCAGCCAGGCAAGTGACTTTATCAACAGTAAACAGTGGCCGGGAAAAGCCGCACTGTCACGGCTGACCAGTGACGATGTAAAGCAGTACAACGAGTGGCTTGATTATCTCGATGCGCTGGAAGCCGTGGATACTTCCGGCGGGTCGAATATTGTCTGGCCTCAGAAACCAGCTTAATAACATGACTCGTCTGAACGTCCCTGCTGCCTGTAAGTCTGAAGAAGAGATGTGCTGATAAAATACAGCCCCAGAAAAAAAGCCCTCCATGCGAGGGCAATGTTTTTGCGCGGATCTTCTTATAATCACGATATTACATATGACCATCATTGCGCCTGTTTCCCCGGGCTGGCGTGTATCCTTCACGCGTTACGTTAAGCATGGCCTGGCGCTTATCAACAACAAGCGCAGCAGTACGATATATTTTTCTTGTCCGTTGTTGTCCAGCACGGCACCCATCCCGGATAAATAGCCCCGCCCCCGCACACCCTGGAAAATAGTACTCACCCCAACACCACGGAGTTAAACGGATGAGTGATTATCATCACGGCGTGCAGGTCGTCGAAATCAACGACGGCACGCGCCTTATTTCCACCGTCTCAACAGCAATTGTCGGCATGGTCTGTACAGCAAGCGATGCCGACCCGGCAACGTTCCCTCTCAATGAGCCGGTACTGATTACCAGCGTCCAGAGCGCCATCGCAAAAGCCGGGAAAAAAGGCACCCTTGCCGCCTCGCTACAGGCCATCGCCGACCAGTCAAAACCGGTGATTGTCGTTGTACGCGTTGTCGAGGGCACCGGCACCGATAAAGAGGCCGCATTCGCGCAGACGATTTCCAACATCATCGGCACCACGGATGAAAACGGCAAATACACCGGTCTTAAAGCGCTGCTTACCGCCGAAGCGGTGACCGGCGTCAAACCGCGCATTCTTGGCGTGCCGGGTTACGACACGCATGAGGTGGCGAGCGCCCTTGCACCTGTCTGCCAGAAGCTGCGCGCGTTTGGCTACATCAGCGCGTGGGGCTGCAAAACGGTATCAGAGGCTATCGGTTATCGTGACAATTTCAGCCAGCGCGAGCTGATGGTCATCTGGCCGGATTTTCTCGCCTGGGACACCGTGACCAGCACCACCGCCACGGCTTACGCCACCGCCCGCGCGCTCGGCCTGCGCGCCGCTATCGACCAGTCTGTCGGCTGGCATAAAACCCTCTCTAACGTTGGCGTGAACGGCGTCACCGGCATCAGCGCGAGCGTGTTCTGGGATTTACAGGAGCCCGGCACCGATGCCGACCTGCTCAACGAGGCGGGCATCACCACGCTTGTCCGCAAGGATGGTTTCCGCTTCTGGGGCAACCGCACCTGCTCGGACGATCCGTTATTCCTGTTTGAGAACTACACCCGCACCGCACAGGTTATCGCTGACACGATGGCGGCGGCGCATATGTGGGCGGTCGACAAGCCGATCACCGCGACGCTCATCCGCGACATCGTTGATGGCATCAATGCCAAATTCCGCGAGCTGAAAACTAACGGTTACATCATCGATGCGACCTGCTGGTTTGACGAGGAAGCCAACGACAAGGAGACCCTCAAGGCCGGAAAACTGTATATCGATTATGACTATACGCCGGTTCCCCCTCTCGAAAATTTGACCCTGCGCCAGCGCATCACTGATAAATATCTGGCGACGCTGGTCTCGGCCGTCAACAGCAAATAAGGAGCCTGGTTACATGGCCATGCCGCGCAAGCTCAAATACATGAATGTGTTTCTGAATGGCTTCAGCTATCAGGGGATCGCCAAATCCATCACCCTGCCGAAGCTCACCCGCAAGCTGGAGAACTATCGCGGGGCGGGGATGAACGGCGTCGCGCCGGTTGATATGGGGCTCGATGATGATGCGCTCTCGATGGAGTGGTCGCTCGGTGGCTTCCCCGATTCCGCTATCTGGGCGCTCTACGGTGCAACCGGCGTTGATGCCGTGCCGATCCGTTTTGCGGGCTCCTACCAGCGTGACGACACCGGCGAAACCGTGGCCGTTGAGGTGGTCATGCGGGGACGTCAGAAGGAAATCGACACCGGCGAGGGCAAACAGGGTGAAGACACCGAGTCGAAAATCTCGGTTATCTGCACCTATTTCCGCCTGACGATGGACGGCAAAGAGCTCATCGAAATCGACACCCTCAACATGGTCGAGAAGGTGAACGGCACCGACCGCCTCGAACAGCACCGCCGCAATATCGGCCTGTAATGCTCACCCGGCCAGCGCCGCTGGCCGGTTAACCCTGAAACCTGATTAAGACGAGAACACCATGACAAACGATAACGTAATCACCCTCGAAAACCCGGTTAAACGCGGCGAGCAGATTATCGACCAGGTCACCCTGATTAAACCCACCGCCGGAACGCTGCGCGGCGTCAGCCTGGCCTCGGTGGCAAACTCTGACGTTGATGCACTGATTAAGGTGCTGCCGCGCGTGACGTCCCCGTCGCTGACCGAGCATGAGGTCGCGGCGCTGGAGCTGCCTGACCTTGTGGCGCTGGCCGGTAAGGTGATCGGTTTTTTGTCGCCGAGTTCGGCGCAGTAACCTTCCCGAAAAATCTGTCGGTTGATGACCTGATGGCGGATATTGCGGTTATTTTCCACTGGCCGCCATCAGAGCTTTATCCCATGAGCCTGACCGAGCTCACCACATGGCGCGAAAAAGCGCTCCAGCGAAGCGGAAACACCAATGAGTGATGTAAAACTTCAGGTATTGCTCAAGGCCGTTGACCAGGCGACCCGCCCGTTTAAAGCCGTACAGGACGCCAGCCGCACGCTGGCGGGAAATATCCGCACTTCACAGGGTGAGTTACGGGAGCTGAATGCGCAGGCCGAGCGCATTGAGGGCTTTCGTAAGACCAGCGGTCAGCTGGCTGTCACTGGTCACGCCATGAAAAAAGCGCAGGAGAATGTCGCCAGACTGGCCGCAGAGATGCGCAGCACAGCCAGCCCGACACGCGCACAGGTTAAGGCGTTTGAGGAGGCCAGACGCAGCGCCGCCGCACTGAAAACAAAATATGACAGCCTCAAAGAATCCGCACACCGCCAGCGTACCGCGCTGAGGGATGCCGGTATTGATACCCGGAATTTATCCGGTGCCGAGCGAAGCCTGCGCAACGATATCGCCCGCACCACGGCGACGATGGAGCAACAGCGCGCGGAGCTTATCCGGGTCAGCCGTCAGCAGGAAAAGCTTAACGCCGTCAGTAAGCGGTACGAGCGCGGCAAAGCGATCGCGGCGAGTGTGAGAAACACCGGCGCGGCGGCATTCGGTATCGGAACGGCGAGCCTGTACGCGGGCAGTCGCATGATGGCGCCGGTGGTGGAAACACAGAAAAGCGGCACGCTGATAGCCGCGCGGCAGGGAGAAAGCGCCGAACAGGGGAAGCAGTACACGCATATTATTCAGGACATTAACGGCTCGGGCGTCAGCGATAACATCGAGCAAATCACCGAGGCGCTGTCCGCAGTACGCAGCACCCTCGGCTCATTCGGCGCAACCGGTGAGGCAGAGCTCAGCCGCATCACCCGTAAGGCACTGGATATGCAGACGACTTTCGGTAATGACGTGCCGGAGAGCATCCAGATAGCGGCGATCATGATGAAAAATGGTCTCGCTGCAAACAGCGATGAGGCGATGGATTTGCTTGTCTCGGGCATGCAGAAAGTCTCTGCGCAGATGCGCGGTGAACTGCCGGAAATCCTTCACGAATATTCGACCCATTTCCGCAGCATGGGCTTTACCGGCGCGGAGGCGATGTCGCTGCTTGTTGATATGTCCCGCCAGGGTAAATTTGCCCTCGATAAAACCGGTGATGCGATTAAAGAGTTCAGTATTCGCGGATCGGATATGTCAAAAAACAGCGTCGAGGCTTACAAGAAAATAGGCCTGAATGCGGCAAAAATGTCGACAGCCATCGCCAGCGGCGGAGAAAAAGCGCGTCAGGCGATGCAGAAGACGGCGAAGGGGTTGTTAAAAATCAAAGACCCGGCAGAGCGGGCAAACACCGCCATCATGCTTTTTGGTACGCCGATAGAAGATTTGTCCGTTGACCAGATACCGAAGTTTCTGTCGGCACTGGCCGGGACACGCAACGAGCTCGGGGAGGTCAGCGGAGCCGCTGAAAGAATGGGCGGCACCCTGCGCGACAACCTGTCGGGTGATGTGGCGAAACTCCAGGGCGAATTTGCTCACCTACGTTTTCAGGTATTCGCGGAAATGGACAAGAGTGTCCGCAAACTGACGCAGACCGTCACCGGATGGCTGGGAAAATTAAATGCCTGGGTAAGCAAAAACCCCGAACTGGTGACAAAAATTGTCATGCTGACCGGCGCGGTTGCCGGTGTGATAGCGGTGCTCGGCGGTATCGGTCTTGTCGTCTGGCCGGTGATTACCGGCATCAATGCCATCGTTGCCACAGCGGGCGTGCTGGGGACGGTATTCAGTGTGGTCGGCGGCGCGATCATGACGGTACTTGGCGCGCTCACCTGGCCGATTGTCGCCATTGGTGTTGCCATCGTCGCCGGGGCGCTGCTCATCCGCAAATACTGGGAGCCCATTTCCGCCTTTTTCGGTGGAGTGATGGAGGGGCTTAAGGCTGCATTCGCCCCGGTCGGGGAGCTGTTTTCCCCCCTTAAACCGATGTTTGACTGGCTGGGCGAAAAGCTTAAGGCCGCGTGGGACTGGTTTAAAAACCTGCTTGAGCCGGTGAAGTCCTCGCAGGAGCAGCTCAACTCCTGTCGGGATGCGGGCGTGCGGTTCGGGCAGGCGCTGGCGGATTCGCTGATGCTGCCACTCAGGGCATTTAACAAGCTGAAAGCGGGCATAGACTGGGTGCTTGAAAAGCTCGGCGTGATTAACAAGGAGTCCGGCACGATTGACCAGACCTCCGGAAAAGTCAGCGCTGCCCGCGGCGGGGAAACCGCCGGTGCAGTGAATACTGGAAGCGCCTATGTACCGGCGACCGCGAACTATGGCGGGTATCAGGCTTATCAGCCGGTGACCGCACCGGGCGGGAAATCCTACGTCGACAACCGTCAGAGCAATTACACCATCACGATGAATAACGGCGGCGCGCCGGGTGGCGATCTCGGGCGGCAGTTGCAGGACGCCATCGAGAAAGCCGACCGGGACAAACGCGCCCGTGACCGCTCCAGCATGCGACACGATGGATAAGGAGGACAAATAACATGATGCTCGCACTCGGGTTTTTCGTATTCATGCGCCAGACGCTGCCCTTTCAGAGCATGCAGCGGGACGCGGAATATCGCTGGCCGTCAAACAGACGCATCGGCAAGCGTGACGCCTTTCAGTTTCTCGGCGTCGGGGAGGAGAAAATCACCCTCAGCGGTGAGCTTTACCCGGAGATTACCGGCGGCAAACTGACCCTGACGGCGGTCAGGCTGATGGCTGAAGAGGGGCGGGCATGGCCTCTCCTGTCGGGCAACGGGATGATTTACGGGATGTACGTTATCAACAGCGTCAGCGAGACCGGCGCGGAGTTTTTCACGGATGGCTCGCCGCGAAAAATCACGTTTAATCTGGCGCTCACGCGTGTTGATGAGTCGCTCGCGGCCATTTACGGCGACCTGAATAAACAGGCCGGTGAACTGGCCGGCAAGGCCAAAGACGCCGCTACTAAAATCACCGCATCGCTGGGGTTCTGATGACTGATGCCCTTTACAGTTCGCCGGGGAGCACGCTCACCCCGGCCTATATGCTGAAAATCGAGAGCAAGGATATTACCGGCAACATCAGCGATCGCCTGATAAGCTTGACCATGACTGACAACCGGGGCTTTGAGGCTGACCAGCTCGACCTTGAGCTTAACGACGCCGACGGGCGGGTCGTGCTGCCGGTGCGCGGCGCGGTGCTTTCACTCTGGCTCGGGTGGAAAGGGTCGGCGCTTATCGAGAAAGGCCGGTTTACCGTGGATGAGGTCGAGCACCGGGGCGCACCTGATACGGTGACGATCCGCGCCCGCAGCGCGGATTTTCGGGGCTCGCTCAATTCCCGGCGTGAGCAGTCATGGCATGACAAAACCCTCGGCATGATTGTCGAGGCCATCGCGGCGCGTAACAAACTGGAGGCGGCTGTCGCATCCGAGCTTGCCCGGATTGCGATCCCGCATATCGACCAGTCGCAGGAGTCGGATATCAAATTTCTGACGCGGCTCGCTGACCGGAACGGCGGCGAGGTGTCGGTTAAATCCGGGAAACTGTTATTCCTCCAGGCCGGAAAGGCGCTCACCGCGAGCGGGAAACCCATTCCGCAGGTCACCATCGCCCGCAGTGATGGCGACCGGCATCAGTTTTCCATCGCTGACCGGGGCGCTTACACCGGCGTAACGGCGCAGTGGCTGCACACCAAAGAGCCGAAGCCGAAAAAAGTGAAGGTGAAGCGCAAGCCAAAGGAGCAGCAGGCGGGCACCCCGAAGCATCCGAACGCAAAAAAGAAGGAAGAGAAAGAGCCTGAAGCACGCCAGGGCGAATATATGGCCGGGGAAGCGGATAATGTCTTTGCCCTGACGACCGTTTTCTCAACAAAAGCGCAGGCGATGCGCGCGGCGCAGGCGAAATGGGACAAGCTACAGCGCGGCGTGGCGGAGTTTTCCATCACGCTGGCGCTTGGCCGTGCCGATCTTTATCCCGAGACACCGGTTGCGGTATCAGGATTTAAAAGCATCATTGACGATCAGGCGTGGATAATTACTAAAGTAACCCATGCGCTTAACAGCAATGGTTACACCACCTCGTTAGAACTGGAGGTAAAACTCTCAGATATAGCGTGTGAGTTCGATGAAAATGATGAATTAGAATAGCAAGGTCATCAATTTACATTGGTCTTGAAAAGCTTCTATGCCCACTTTTTCGGCAATTCTGCGTGTTAAACTTTCAGAATTATGATTGATGTTGGTATGGGTGAATGGTTGTTCTAAATTTTGATTGTTATGTGTATCATAGATTCACTAAAAGTGAATTGGAGTTTCAGATGTTCCATTGCCCGCAATGCAAGCACGCCGCTCATGCACGTACGAGTCGTTATCTCAGTGAAAATACCAAAGAGCGTTACCACCAGTGCACCAATATTAATTGCAGTTGCACCTTTGTAACAATGGAGTCGATAGAACGCTATATTGTTACTCCGGGCAAAATCGACCCTGCGCCACCACACCCCACTAATACCGGACAGCGCCAGTTATGGATGTGAAAAAACCCGCCCTTGTGCGGGTTTTTTTATGCCATTCTACCGCCACACCAAAAATCCACCGCCATTTTATCGCCACTCAGAAATCAAAAAATAAAAAAGCCACTCTTTCGAGTGGCTTAAGTATATGATTTTAAAGCTAAAATCTGGTGGCCCCTGTTGGGTTTGAACCAACGACCAAGCGATTATGAGTCGCCTGCTCTAACCACTGAGCTAAGGGGCCGTGGCGGTGAATTATAGAGTAACTTACCCTCGCAATCCAGCAGGAATCGCC